GCCCTTTCTCGGAGCGCGGAGCCTCGTGCGAAATGTATGCTGGCGTGACATCGAAGCCACGGTAAGCATCCATCCCACAGCTCTCTCGGAAGAATCCACTCACGTGGGTCTTCTTTGAGTTTATCCTTAGACCGAGATGGTCCAGGAGCAGGCTCATAAGTGGTACTACATCTCCGGGGACAATCATGTCGTCTCCGAAGATCCTGATCTTACGTGCGTCCCTCTTTAGTCTCTGTGTAGAAAGAGACCAGAACCTCTTGTCGAGGTTCCTCTGTACAAGATATGCAGCGAGAGCTACATTCGCGTACAGTAAGGTCTGCACGGGGAACGTCGTGGCGTTGCCTTGAGGGGCAAACTTCCGAATCTCCTGGGTACCCTTCAACACATGCTTGTCGTAGACACAGTTGCTACGCAAGGTGAGAAGGAGTCTCAGAAGATCCTGCCTTCCATGAAAGAGTGATTCGACCGCCCAAAGGGACATCCGGTCGGATGCCGAACTAAGGTCAATCGTTGCACTCTCACCATCTTCTGAAGCTTTTCTAGCTGCTTCACGGGATGGCTCCTGATCACGAAAGGCGACCATTACGCTGTGGACCGGGTGTAAGTTCGCCCGTAACCACTTGAGCAATGCCTGTTGCAGGTATTGCCCAACCACCGGTTCTGACGCAATGAGTCGGGGCTTCTCGATCGTCTTAGCCACTGCGATTAAGTTTGCAGCCGGCTTATACTTTCGATTGACCCGACCTGACCGCAAACCAGCGGCCACATCATATACCCATGTCCTATAGTTAACCGAGCAAAAGTAAGACTCGGGAAAGGACTCCTGCACGACTGCAGGATATGAAGGGAAGGTGTACTTATCCTTCTCCTCGTAGGGTAGGTCAGAAACGGCACCAGGACCATGTCCGGGTATTAGCTCTTCGACTTTTAGGAGTCCATTAGGCGCGAGCCTTCTGGAAACCTTATCCAAACAGACTACAAGCCGCTTCAGCACAGGCAGATCGCCCGGCTTTAGTGACTCTGAGAATGGACCACTGCGTGGTTCAAACATCAAGTCTGTGTCGATAGAGCGCGACGTCCGCATTTGGGCTTCGATATCCCAAAACTCGCGAACGGCGTCGACCACGACCTCTTCGGGGCACGTAGCTATGAACCTCTTACGGTGTAAGAGAAGCTGCCGTGCCATGAGGACTTTTGTTGGGTCGAGTACCCATTCACTAGTAGTAGCCGTGGAAACAAAGTTGCCCGACTCCCAGAAGAGGGAGTCAAGAACCGGGATCACTCCCGACTCAAGGTCAACTTCAGATCCATCGAGTACCAACGGAGGCCATTGTTTCAGAGATGATGGCTCCGTAGAAAGGAGCTTGTCAAACCACTTCCCGATCTTTGGGAGTTGGACCACTGCGAAGATATGGAAGTCTTCCACAGTGTACTTGCTACCCTCCGAACCGCACGATGCGGAGCGGAACTCGTCC